CATGGTATTGCCAGCCCGGAACAACCAAAACTACCGGAAGGGCAGGAAGCGCCGGAGGTGCCAGAACTGACTCCTTCAGAACGTGCGTTCCGCACGATGCGGGCAGATGTCACACTCTTCATTGATATTCTGCTGGATACCGACCTGCAGTACGTTTTCACCGTCAACGATACCGAACAGGTTGAAGCAATTTATGGCCCTGTCCATTCCCGGTTGTTGAAACAGGCGCTTGATCTCATTCGTGATGCGGATGATGCCAAAGCAAAGTAAAAATGCCTGGCATGCAGTTCCTGATGGTGCTGGCGCTCCGGATGGGCCGCACGCTGGGCGAACTGCGACAAACCATGACGGTTGGCGAATTCAGAATGTGGGCTGAATTCGACCGTATCAGCCCGATCGGTGATATCCGTGGCGATATTCTCAATGCCCAGCTGGTTTCAGCGATGTACGGGGCGCAGGGCGGTAAAGTCACCATCGAAGATGCTCAACTCAAGTGGAGCACAGAAGAGGATGAGGTAATCGACAGTGGCGATCCATTTGCCGGATTAGAGGCCGCTTTGCTCGCAGCATCGCATTAAAATCGAATTATCTTCAGCCTCGCATTAACGCGGGGCTTTTTTATACCCAAATTTCACCGCGCATCTCACGCGCACTTCACACAGAACCTTTCAGGATGAGCCTTGAGGATACCGGCTGGCTGTCGGTGCCTTTCTGTGGGCCGGATTCCTGTGAGACAAGGTTCATCACTAAAAGGTAATACCGATATGTCTAACATTGTCCCCATGAATTATGATGACCATTCATTCCCTTTTGCTTCTGATTGCTGGTTTAATGCCACAGTTGCTGCAAAGCATCACGGGAAGAGAGTGAAGAACTGGACAATTCTGGAGTCAACAAGGGATTACGTTGTCGAGTTGGCGCAAGAGCTTGATATTGAACCATTCAATTCTAAAGGGCAGATTTCTACCCTTTTAATTAGGATTGAGAAAGGCCGTTATGGCGGCACATGGATGCACCCAGAGTTGGCGGTTGAGTTCGCCCGTTGGTTGTCAGTCAAATTCGCCCGCGCCTGCGACCGCCACATTAAAAATTTGCTGCTGAGTAAAAATTTTCAGCTCACTGAAGATCAGATTGTCGGCCTCATGGTCTGCCAGCAACCCAGTTCCTGGGAAAAAAGGTTTAAAGACCCGTTCTACCAGGCACTGTCGAAAATGTCCGGCATTCCTTATTTTGGTCATGTCGGCGGATGTCCGGCGTTGTTCGGTCAGATCACCGCTCGCTGGGTCTACGGTGTAGCACTTCCTGATTATGTCTATCAGGCAGCTAAACAGGCAGCCGGCAACAGCAAGGAGAAGATTCATCAGCATCTTAAGCCGGATGCGCTGGAGAAGGTCGAGCAGCAACTGATCGTCGTCACAAACATTGCCAGTTGCAGCATTGACCAGAAGGACTTTGAGGCCCGTTGCATGGCTGCCTTTCCTGTCAAAGGGCAGATGAAGCTGCTGTATGCGGCGGCATAACCATGAATAACCGAATCGTTGAGTGCGCCTCCAGAGCGGGGCGCGACTTCTCGGAGTTCATGAAAGGCGAGAAGAATATGATGGAGGCGCTGCGGTCTGCGGAGGAATTCACCGAGCAGTTACGCATTCACGGCTGCGTTAATCACCACTTCGTTAATTTCATGATGATGAAAGCGATAATGAAGGTGTTCGACGATATGCAACGCGAGGAGCAGCGTGAAGAGCGCCAAAGAAAACGAGCAGAAAAGAAAGGCAAATAGCCCACTCAGGTGGGCTTTCATCGATACACTGTGACTAACAACAGTGATCCTTTTTCAGGCTTAGAGGCAGCATTGCTTGTTGCCTCAGCCACGTAACACAGGATTAGCGATACGTTAATTGCCCAAGCGCTTGTTGGATTGTGTCAACTCTCGTTTTATACACCTCAAGGTGATGCTGTAAGGCCAGTAACTGGAAACGAGCAGCTTCAACGATGAACCCACGCTGCTCAAGATCGGCTAATAACCTACCGCATGGGTTAGGATAATCACCATTAGGGATGAGGTAGTCAGCAGGGTAAGTCCAGGGGGCGCGAATTGATTTTTCTTTAATGAGCCAAAGATACGGTTTGAAGAACCCCATGGTGTAATCATTACTAAGCGATAGTGCTGGGGGACCAGATTGTTTGCCAAGGTATTCACCTTCCAGCACGTTTAGGTACTCAATAGCTTCACCGACCTGCTCGGGCTGCAACTGATGGATATGCTCAACATCGAAGCGTTGATGTACCAGCTTCCAGATGTCGGGATAGATTTTGCCTAGGCCAGTAGTGATCAACCGTTCTGCGGTCTGGCGAAGTGGAGTGAGTTGCTTTGCTGTACATTTACGAACCTTCGGCTTGGCATATGTTCCTGTTTTGCGGATCGATGGCAAAACATCAGCAGTAACCCATTTACGGAATCGGTGGGGTACTGATCCTTTCTTAACCGCATCACGACAGCGAAGAACCAGCGTATACATACCTGACTCATTGACGATGTTAACATCGCCCTGACGCCCTATGTTAAACATAGATCGTTCATCGTCATCCAGTCTTTCAATGGCTTGCGTAACGTTCTGGATACCAAGAACAGAGCATACGTCCTGAGCGATGAACCAAGGCTCACCATCACGGTTAATCGCTCTAATGCTGTGAGATTCGAATGTGAATGGAACTACAGAATGTTTAGTCATGATGACCTCTTTTGCTTTTTTTCGAGTGACCACTATCGGAGTGGTGCCGGGAGGTTCGAAACGGCGCAAAAGAGACCGCGGACTTATTCCCCTTTCGGGTGTTGTATTAGTCGCCCTCCCGACTTTGATCGGGGTGTGTTCGCACAATGCGCCCACTGAATAACAGGCATAAAAAATCCAACACTAACGGGGTTGGTTCTGACCGCTTTTGCTGAGGTTTCGACGCCTCGTGGCAAGTAAGATATCCAAAGCTGACCTTAGAGTCAACCAATGGTAAGATTTAAATCCTTTAATACCAATGGGAGATAAAAGTGAAAATATTTTATATGTTATTAATTGTTTTTATTTTTCAGAACGCATACGGCAGGCCTTTAACTGATGATGAAAGAATATCTATAGAGAATTCCGTCAAGGAAAATTTAAAAGATCCTGATTCAGCAAAATTTTATCATGGTGATTTCCCCTATCCAGATACAGCAATGTTATATTGTGGCTATGTAAATGCGAAGAATTCATATGGAGGATATACAGGGAAGCAACTTTTTTCTAACTTTGTTGCTATCAATAACAAAGGGAGGTTGGTTACTCCTGTTATGGATTATAGTCATTCAACTGGTGAATTTTATGGGCAAGATATTATAGCTGTCTCTTGTGCTTCCGCTGGATATGATTTACCGGTTAAGGCAAGGTTTTTTAAACAAGTAAATGAAAAAAGGAAGGATCACGGGATTCCGCCACTTGGCAGGCAGTATATACAATAGTAAATCTATAAAATTAAAACCGCCTCGGCGGTTTTTTTTTATTTGTGAGGTTTAATAAATGGCAACCCTACGTGAACTTATTATTAAGGTCTCAGCCAACTCTCAGTCATTCCAGACTGAGATCGCCCGCGCTTCACGCATGGGACAAGATTATTATAAAACTATGCAAAATGGTGGCCGTCAGGCTGCAATTGCCGCAAAGGAAAGCCAAAAAGCTCTTAGCGAATTAACGGATGGATTTGCCTCTGCTGGACGAGCTGCTACGGCTGCGGCCGCTGCATTTGCTACTGGTAAATTGGTGCAGATTGCTGACCAATGGAACTCGGTGAATGCGCGGCTTAAACAAGCCTCGATTTCTACGAATGATTTTACTTTATCTCAGACTCGCTTAATGGCAATTAGCCAAGGTACTGGTACTGCCTTTACAGATAACGCCAATTTATTTTCGCGTGCTGCGGCCTCCATGCGCGAATTTGGTTACAGCTCTGATGAAGTTCTCAAAATAACTGAAGCTGTATCAACAGGACTCAAGCTCTCTGGTGCAAGCACAGCGGAAGCCAGTTCTGTTATTACCCAGTTTAGTCAGGCTCTAGCTCAGGGAGTTTTACGTGGTGAAGAATTTAATGCTGTTAACGAAGCCGGGGATCGCGTTATCCGCGCTTTGGCAGCTGGTATGGGTGTTGCGCGAAAAGACCTCAAAGCAATGGCTGATCAGGGACAACTCACAATTGATAAAGTCGTGCCTGCTTTAATCAGTCAGTTAGGTGTGTTACAAGGGGAGTTTTCCTCGTTACCGCCGACAGTGTCCGGCTCAATGCAAAAAGTCACTAACTCGTTTATGGCATGGGTTGGCGGGGTAAACCAGGCGACTGGTGCAACAGACGCACTTTCTGGCGGTCTTGATGGGCTGGCAGGTACGCTGGATTCTCTTACATCTTCAGCTGTCAGCGGGGCCCTCAATGACGTAGCAGATAATATGTCACTGGTTACCACCGCTGCAGGTGGCCTGGTTGGGATTGGATTAGCACGGTATCTTGGCGGGATTGTTACCAGCGCAAGTAGTGCTACTGGCGCACTTATTTCAGCCGCAAAATCTGAGGTAGCTCTTGCAGTAGCCCAGGAAAAAGCCGCGCAATCTTCTGTTGCCGCTTCCCGCGCCGCTGTTTATCGTGCCCAGCAGGCCCTTCAGAGTGCAAAAAGTGCAGATGTTCAGGCGGCTCAACAGGAGAGGGTTGCGGCCGCAGAGTCAAGGGTTACCGCTGCACAGGGGCGGTTGACAGCAGCCCTCGCCACCGGGACAGCTACAGAAAAAGTACGAGCACGAACAGCTCTGGAGCGGGCTCAGGCTGGGCTTGTGGCTGCAAAAAATGCCGATGCGCAGGCTATTGCAGAAAGAAAATTGGATGCGGCTCAGTCCGCTCTTGGTCGTAATATTGCAGGTCGGGTTTCTGCTCAAAATAACATTAACAGCGTTACCTCTGTCGGTACCCGCTTGATGAGCGGCGCCCTTGGCCTGATCGGTGGTATACCTGGGTTAGTTATGCTGGGTGCTGGTGCATGGTACGCTGTTTATCAGAATCAGGAGCAGGCCCGTAAATCAGCTCAGGAGTACGCCAGCACGATTCAGGAGGTCAGCGACAGATCTAAAACGATGACGCTAACTGAGGCCTCTGAGAACGAAGATAAGGCGCGTAAATCACTAAATGAGCAAAATCGACTTATATCGGAACAATCTGGCAAGGTTAAAGCGTTAAAAGAAGATATCGCTGGTTATCAATATATGCTGGCCAACAGAGGGCCAACTACGAGTGGTGGTTTTATGATAAACCACCTCACAAGTGTCGAAGCCGCTACGAAAGGATTAGCTTCTGCAACTGAATCATTGGCGGTAGAGCAAGAGCGTTTAACGCAACTGCAGGCTAAAGCCCAAGAGATTCAGCAGGTGCTTGAGGGGCTTGAGCATCGTCGTGTTGCTCTGATTCGCCAGCAAGCCGCTGAACAGAATGCTGCCTATCAGTCTTTGATAATAATGAATGGTCAGCATACAGAATTTAACCGTCTTCTGGGGCTAGGTAATAATTTACTGATGGCACGACAAGGGTTGGTTAATGCTCCGATGCGGATTCCGCAGGCTGACTTAACATCGCAGCAAACTGATGCTCTGGAAAAAAGTCGCCGGGATTTAGATCTTTCTAAACGCAAAGGTGAAGATAGAGAACGTACTAGACTCGGTTATGCCGCAGATGATTTGGGGTTGACGAATGATCCTCAGTTCAATAAAGCTCGGCAAGAATTAATTAACAACGGACTGATTCAGTGGAAAAATAATGAGGCTAATAAGCCAGTCCGGAAAACGCCGAAAAGCGAAGAGGTGAAAGCGGCTGAAAAAACAGAGGACGTTTATAAGCGACTTATTAAACAGCAGCAGGAACAAATTACCCTCGGTAGTCAAAATACTGAACTGGCAAAAGTAAAATACCAGGTTACTCAAGGTGAATTAGCCGCACTTGAGCAAGCTAAAAAAGAAACCCTTCTGCAGAATGCTGCCCTTATCGATCAGAAAAACATTGCTGAACAGTTAAAAACGTTCCGTGAGGGTCTGGCTGACAGCAATGCTGCTGCGCGTGACCGGGGGAATATTGATTTTCTTGGTGCCGGGATGGGGGATAAGGCCCGCGACCGCATGAAGGAAATGGCGGATATTCGCACTGATTTTCTCAAACAGCAGCGGGACCTGCAGCGGGATTTCAGCAAAGGTCAGATTTCTGAGGACCTGTATAAACAGCAAACGGAAGCGCTACAGGCGGCGCTTACTGAACGGCTCCAGATTCAGGAGGACTACTACAAGAAAACCGATGAACAGCAGTCAGACTGGCGGGC